ATTAAAAACAACATTTTGAGGAATATCAGTTTGATACAATTCGCTGATGTTTAATTTGCTTGGGCTTTTTGCTAGATTATAGAAATCATCAAACTGATTTTTACCAGTAGGAATCAAAACAGAAAGCTGCGGAAATAATCCTGTAGAGCTAAAATTTTCAGCGGTTAAATCAATATTAGTACGAATTACACTATTCGCTACATCTACATCTAACACTCTTCCTACATGTTTTTTCAGAGTGCGCAATTCATCGTTTATAGAAATTAAATCACCTGGCCTACAAAGAAGAGTTTCCAAACCTCCCACAAACTGGACATTTTGATCTTCATTGATTGTGGAATAAATAGTATGCTGACCAATGCGTTTAGCATGAGCGCGACTGGTTACACCAAAAGTCTGAGCAGAAGTTCTTAAAATACCTCTTGTTTTAATGTCATCAGGATCTTCAACATATTCAATTTTCTCTTTAAACAAATCATCTCTATCTAAATAAGAAACTTCAATAACATTATATTGCAAATCCTTACGAGAATTTGTATAACTAAAATTTCCATCTTTGACATTACTGTTATTAAATGAAGACATGATTGGTTTTAAACGATCATTTGTAAAGTTAATTTCAGAATTAGTATAAAACATATTTCCTCTGAAAGAAGCAACAATAGATTTAATCATGTCAAAAACATTAGTCTTATCCGCGATTACTCCATTGAAACCATAACGAGGCTCTAAACCACCATCCGCTGCTGGAACCCCAAGGAACACTCCTTTATTAGTCGTAATATCAACGGCATCACAGAATTGAGCTATCTTATATAACTCCCAATAATTCACTTGAGTAGGAGAAATAAAGTTACCCAAACCATATCTTCTATTGATTAATAAATCAAAAATAATCCAAGCAGGATTATCTGTCCAAGCAAACTTAAAAGTACCATCCCAGTTTCCTCTGTAAATGATTTTATCATCACTAGTTGCTGGAAGAGCGTTAAATGCGGTCAACTCCGACAATGTAATATAGCGTTTATCCTTTCCACTTGCTTTAAGAGGAAAATAATTACTAGGAACAAAAACTTTTTTGAATCTAGCGTCATAACTTCTGGAAGGAATCTGAGGAAGAGTACGAGCGTCTAATTTTAATCCACAAATAGTAGAGTATGGGTAAGAAAACGGGAGATTAATAATTTCACTCACTTTTTCCAAAGAAATTTCTCTTTTAACAAGGGTAGAATAGGATTCGTAAGTTGTTCTATAAACTCTAATAAAACGGATTCGATCAGGCTGAGATGGTGGAAGAATTAATGGGGCAGCAAAACTTTGTTGAGCGCCTATAATAAACCTTGAGTATTTAGGGATAATAGCAGCAGTATTATTCTCCTCTCTTCCTATATCGACACTAGCAGCAGAGTCAGCAGTTCCTTTAATTTGAAAATCTTTCGTTCCTCCCTCGATAATAGTCTCTACTCCATTTTTATCTTGATAACCAATTTCAATTCTAAAATTAATTAATGAAGGCAGGGTAGTGCCAGCTTCTACCTTGGCTTTAGAGCTTTGTCCGAGTGGGTCAACCTGTGTGTCCACATAACTTTCTTTATGAGCCACATCTCGCAAAACTCTCACAGACATGCTAATATAAACTCTATCTACATTAGGGTTATTAATTATATGAACTATTGGAATAGATGGTTCAGAAGAGCTGTCAACATATTCTTTATTCCAATCGGAATAACTTACCGCAGTGGATGTAACGCGCGAGTCTTCACTTCCTCGCGCTCGTATACCAAAAGATAAACAAGCCGATAATAATGCAGTTATAGATGTTTGATCTATTATATAATCGTAAGAAGTATCTTTTAGATAGATAAATCGACATGGTACAGTATCAGAGATTGATTTAACAAAACCATTATTAGCATTAGGGCCACTATTTCTTACATCAATTATCTGCATTGGACTAATATTAAGAGGGAAACCATCAGGATAAATATCACCATCATATTTAACATCAGTCTCAAAAATCATAAAAGGATTAAATTTTCCATTACTCTTGTTTAAGGTTATTTCAATTATTTTTACAGGATTAGATCTAGTTCCTTTATCTTTTACCTTAAAAGGAGTGAATAAGGCAATTTTAAAGATAATGTTATTTGGTTCAGTTTGAGATTGTTCAGCGTTTTGTATTTTAAATATGGAGCTTGCACCTGATAATATAGCTTGAGCTTTTGCTACAATACTAGAAATATTCAATGCGCTATTTGCGTTATTAGATAAAGCTAATTTACGCTGATCATTCGTGATAACATCGTCTAAAATCCTATCATCTACTCCAGTTTTTGCATATGTTGCATTTGCATCAAATACAGTGTTTAAATGCGCTGCAATTTTATATAGAGTAGGTATTGATCTACCTTTTGCAAAAGGTCCGCGCAATAAAGTGCCGTAATTTTTATCTAAATAAGTTTTATTAAATAGGCTTAAAGGTTTTTGCAACTCATCTCCATTACGAATTTCCATTGAAGCATTACCAACATTATATTTAGAAGCGGAATCTATTAATTTTATAGATTTAATATTCTTAATAATTGCGTCAATTGAATTTTGAAAAGGTTTATCATTCTCTTTGTAAGCAAAAATATACATCGAACCGCATAAACGGTATTTCGTATTCTCTAAATTTCCATCTAAATTAGAAGTGGTATCGAAATAAGTTAAATTAATCTTAGGAGGTGGAGTAAGAAATCTTCTGTTTTGTAACTCTGTGCTCTCAAGTTGTAGATATGTTTGATTAAGTAAATCACTATCAAGAGATGTATACATATCAGTTGAATAATTTGATATACTATCACCAGTAACGGTCAATTTCAAACAAAAAAACGGATAATCTTCATCAAATTCTTGAGGGAAATTCGGCAACAAATAAGATTGAATTTCTTTAGGTGATTTGTAATTAAATTTAGCGCTAATAGATCGTAATTGTTTATAAATACTGTTATTTGGTGAGTAAGAAGCTAGATTTGAAGCTGCATTAACTTCTTGAACTGACAAGTATATACTATTTGCTATATCTCTTCTAGAATTTAAAACAGAATATCCCACTCCGCTTAAATACCCTGTCAACAAAGGCGCTGTAGAACTTAAAGACTTGTCTAAAAAATTATTTTTAGAGTCGTAATATTGACCAGAAAACCCGCCAATTATTCCTGAAAAACCAGTTGCGATAAAAGAAAGATCGAAAGACTGAAGGGTATTATCTCCAGAAATGGTAGCAGATTGTTTAATAGGCACATCTTCTAAATAAATACCTTCAAAAATACCAGCATCATTAACGTATTCTCCACGTTGATTTACTAAACCATCAATGCTTCCGTCAGAAATTAAATCCACATTCTCAACATATTCGTAAGAAGAAATAGCTTGCAAATCGCCCATCACTGGCGGTTTGAGAGTTGGTGGTGGAGGCGGCTTTGGCGGCTTGGGGCCACCAGCACCTTTAATAAAACTAAAATTTTTCTTATTAAAATGATTCATATTATGTTGATGGGCTTGTAGCTTCAGAGTCTGAACTGTCAATAGTAGCTATTTGATTGTGACCTTTCTTAGTGGAGCTATTAATAAATTCATCAGTTAATGATAAACTTAATGGGAAAGATTTTAAAGAAGATTGAATAACAAAAGAGCCAAGTTTTAATCTTCCGTAAACAAGCGGGACTGGATTGCCTTGCTCTACAATGTTCTCTCGATTAGAGAACGCTAAAGATTTAGTTAAAGCAGACGTAGCTCCTTCAGCGCCAGGAACTCGCGGGTATTCTACCTTTCCAGCTTGAATAAAAGAATATACTGCTGAAGCGATAGCGATAAGAAGACTGATAATCATCCACCATGTAATAGTTGCTCCTACATAAATAGGACCACTACCTAAAATTAAAGGAACAAAATCTAATCTCTTAATTTTTTCTTTATCGTATTCAATATTCTTAACCCATTTACCATTAACGACATAAGTGTAGTGAATATTTTTTTTAAACAACTCTTTCAAGTCCACTAAAAAATCGTCATGATTAGCTTCCATTGCTCCTATCAAATCCCTTGGTTTCGAAAGAGCAATGCGATGCTTCGAACCATATTTTTTTGCTAAGATGCCATGTAAGTGAACTTCCGTCATAAATAACCTTTTCCCTTTATTATATTTACATTTGCTTCATGATTTTAGAGTTCAAAATAATTTATTTTATGTTGATGGGCTTGTAGCTTCGGAATCTGAACTGTCGATGGTAGCAATTTGATTATTGCCTTTTTTGGAGGAATTATTAATAAATTCGTCCGTTAATGACAAACTTAACGGGAAAGATTTGACGGAAGATTGAATTACGAAAGAGCCTATTCTTAATCTGCCATAAACAAGTGGAACTGGATTTCCTTGCTCCAAAACGTTTTCTCTATTAGAGAATGCCAAAGATTTACTAAAAGCGGCGGAAACGCCTTCTGCTCCAGGAACTTGTGGATACTCTACTTTTCCAGCTTGAATATACGAGTATATAGAAGAAGCGATAGAAAGAACAAGGCTTGCTATAGTGAATCCTACCGCGCCACTTCCCCAAATAATAGGAACAAAGTCTAATCTATTGATTTTACCAAAATGAGACTCCCCATTCTTAACCCATTCTCCATTCACTACATAAGTATAGTGAATATTTTTTTTACATAAAACTTTTAAGTCTACCAAGAAATCATCGTAGTTAGCCTCCATAATGCCTAATAAATCTTTTGGTTGCGAAAGCGCCATAAAACGTTTCGAACCATATTTTTTTGCCAGAACACCGTGAAAATAAACTTCCGTCATAAGTAACCTTTTACCTTGTTTAGTATATTTACATCTATTTCATGACTTTGCGGCTCATAAAGCGCAAATTTATTATCAACTACGGAGTAAACAAGAGACAATAAACAACAAGCTTCTGCGTTAGCTTTGTCCATTTCAGAAAATTCAGCACTCGTATTAGGGTGAGAATGAAAAATAAATAACAACTCGTTTTCGCTTTTGAATTTTAAAAAATCTAAAGGATCAACACAAAAAAACGAATTAGGCTCTGGAGAGCGATTTGCCAAAATTTGAACAATAAAATTATCGTCTTTTAATCCTACGAAAGCGCAACATTCAATATTAAAATAACGATCACTATGATCTTTTAAAAATTGAAGAATGTTTTCGAAATTATTTTCTACCTTTGTATGAAGCTCCATATTGATATTTGTCTGTTGCTGGAAAGC